AATGACCACTCTTTTTAATTACGACCCATTTTATGACGATTTTAACGAAGATAATAACTTCATGCGTGTTCTGTTTAGACCAGGATATGCTGTTCAAGCTCGTGAATTAACTCAACTACAAACAATCTTAGCCAATCAGATTGAAAAGTTTGGTAATCACATCTTTAAGAGTGGTAGTCCAATTGTTGGTGGTAAAATTTCTTTAGATGATAAAGCGAATTATATTATTTTAGATAGTCAATATAACGCTCAAGATATTGTTCCTAATGACTTTAGAGATAAAACAATTGTATCTTTTGGAGGTACAAAGTCTGTTCGTGCTAAAGTCATTGCCGTAGATACAACAACTGCAAATCCTATTCTTGTTGTTAAATATTTGTCTGGTGATGTTTTTTCTGAAACAGATGAATTAAAAGTCAATGGTCAAAATATTTTTGCCAAATTGCGTTCTTCTGAAGCTGTAGGTCGTTCTTATGTGGCAAGTATTCAAGAAGGTGTATATTACTTCAAAGGACAATTTGTTAAAGTTGTTCCTCAATTTTTGGTACTAGAATTGCTTTACCGTAAAGGATATAATTCCACAACAATCAATTCTCAACCATCATATAAAGTTGGTATTGAATTTACCGAAAATATTCTTGATGAAACTGACGACCCATCCTTATTGGATCCAGCTCAAGGTTCTTTTAACTATCAAGCTCCAGGCGCTTCAAGATTTCAATTAGAAACATCTTTAGCTAAACGAACATTAGATTCTGCTGACGAATCTTCATTCTTTGAAGTTATTCGTTTAGTTAATGGTGTAAAAACAAAAGAGATTGATTATCCAATTTATTCTGAAATTGAAAAAACATTAGCTCGTAGAACATACGATGAATCGGGTAACTACACTGTTGACCCATTTGTAATTTCTTTGGAAGAAGGTGATACAGCGAACGGCAAATTTAGTGCTGTGTTGGATCCAGGTAAGGCTTATGTTGGTGGTTATGAATTTCAAACCATTGCACCAACAACTATTTCAATAGACAGAGCTCGTGAAACTGCAAACGTTTCAGACTATGACATTCCTACAAATTATACAAGTTATGTTGTTTTGAATAATGTTCGTGGTTCATTGGATATTTCTTCTTTCCCTTTAATTGATGTCCATGCTTGCGACCATGCCAACGTAAACGTGGCCACGACAGCTGCATATAATTCAACTAAGATTGGTACTTTACGTGCCAATATGATGAAGTTTAATGATGCAACAACATCTGATGTAGGTACAACACATTCATTTACTGTTAATGTATTTGATGTTAATTCATCATCTATTACTGGTACTTTGCCATCCAGTGGTTCAACCAATACAGTAGTAAAATTACCTGCATCGTTTTCTTCAACTGCACCTGCAAATACATATGCAAATTTGTATTTTAGAATCACTGATGCTGGTGGTTCTAGTATTGCTCCGATTCTAATTACAGAATCTGATACATCAGCTGATACAATAACTTTGGCCAGTTCTTTACCGTTTTCACCTGCATCAAATACTTTCTCTATTGATTCCGACTTTAAAGTGGCCGAATCTTTCGTTATTAGAGATGGATTATCAAAATTATTTACAGGCAACATTGATTCCGATTCAAAAGAAACTGCAACAGGATTTGCATACATCAATGAACCATTAAAAACAAGTTTAGTATTTGAAGCACCATTTGAGGCGGTTAAAGCTGCATCTATTTCAAATATGGATTTTATTGCTAGAAAAGTTTATAACAATAAACTATCTGATGGTGGCGGTGTGATTACAATTACTAGTGAAGGAACAGATACATTCCCATTTGCTGGTTCTGTAGGAACATTATCTGATTCAACCATTCTTAATAACATTATTTGTTTTATTCGTTCCGATTCAGCAACAAATACAGCATCAGGCATTGTCGCCAATACTGTATTAAGTTTAGCTAACAATTTATTTACCGTAACAGCTGTAAGTTCAACACAAATTGATATTGACTTAAACACAGCTGGTGTTCGTGCAGACTTTTTAATTACATCAAAAGTTAATAATGCTGATAACTCAACATCTGGTGCTATTCGTGGTAAACAACTATTGCCATTAACTGACACTTTGCATGAAAAAGTTCCATTTGATTTAGGTGGTGCAAATACACTAACCGACTTAGACACTGGTGTAACAACACCCGTATCTGGCACAGGATATGTTTTTGAAGATGTTGGTGCCACATTCTTTGATGATTCTAGTATTTTGACAAGTTTGAAAACACCTGGTGCTGTAGTTTCATTGCAGGTACCTGATGTTTATGAGATAGTTCGCATTACTGATTCAAAATCAACATCCAATGTCACAACATCTATGTTGTCAGACCCATCAACTGATGTAACTGATAATTATGAATTTGATAACGGACAAAGAAAAACTCATTATGACCATGCTACTATTAAATTGAAGCGTGGTTATAGTTCACCAACAGGTAAAATTTTAGTTCAATTCAAATACTTAGACCACCAATCAGCTCCTTCACCACAAAACGAAGGATTGTTTACCGTTGATTCATATTTGAAAACTGGTTCTAATTTTACATACGATGAAATCTCTAAATTCAACAACAAAGAAGATAGTAAATTAACTTCATTACGTAGTTCATTTGACTTTAGACCAACTAGAGCTATTGGAGGTTCAACACTATCTGGTGCTGTTAATCCGGATCCAGATTCTACGATTGAAACTAGTTTTGACTATTATCTCAGTCGTGTTGACCAATTAGTTGTTAAACCTTCAAGAGAATTTTCAGTAATTAAAGGTAAATCTGCCGTATCTCCAACAGCTCCTCCAGTTGGTGATAAAGATATGTTGATTTACACCATGAATATTCCAGCTTATACAGAATCTGTTAAAGATATTCGCACAGATTTTAGAAACAATCGCCGTTATACCATGCGTGATATTGGTGCATTTGAAAATCGCATCAAAGGTCTTGAATACTATGTTTCATTAAATTCATTAGAAAAAAATGCAGCATCAACTAAGGTTTTAGATGCTAATGGTTTAGAACGTTCAAAATACGGCATTTTAGTTGACAATTTTACTTCAACAGATTCACAAGCATCTTATAATGATGTTGGTTTTGATAATCGTTGTTTAATTGAGAATACAGAATTAAAACCTGCTTCACTAATGAGAACATTCAAAATGAAGTTAATTGATTCTGCTTGTTCTGGTGCTTTTAATATTGTAGGTACGAATGAAAAAAAACTTTTGATGTTGGATTACTCAACAGCTGAGTTTGCAAAACAACCTTATGCAACAAAATCTATTCCTATCGCTTCTGCCTTATTTGCTAACTTCCAAGGACAATTAAAATTATTCCCTGAGTTTGCAGCTGATGTTGATACTGAGGTAACAGCTAAAGTTACATTAAATTCTACACAAGGTATTGAAGATGCTTTCAATTTTATTAATGATGCATTTAAATATATTTCAGATAGTAATAAAGCTTGGGCTGATGATAAAGACAGTCCTTTTGCCAAGATTGTTGATTCTAAGTGGTATACAACAAAACACATAGACTATACAACAGACAATCAATTCTTGGGTGGCAGAACTTGGGGTAATATAAGAACTTTTGGTGACGAAGTTTGGTTGGGTCAAGGTGCTGAATTACAACAAAAACAAATTACAACATCTTCTTCAGAAGTTGATGTGGGTTCTTTTGTTACAGACTTGGCAATTCAACCATATTTGAAACCTCGTCTAATTACTTTTAATGCTCAAGGTGTAAAACCTAATACAACATTCTATCACTATTTTGATGATGTTTCTGTTAATCAATATGTTGTTGCACCAAATCAAGTAACATTGAATCTTGTTTCTGGATTCTCATCTGGTGAACCTGCATTAATTGCCAACACTACTGCTGACTTAGCTGCCAACTTGGCTAGTTATTTGGCTGGTGGATTAAACTTTGACGCTGTGATTGTTACAAATAATGAAGTAGGCTCAAACACAGTTTCTATTGTTAATGAAACTGGTAAACCGCTTGCAAGTAAATACATGATTGGTTTGGATACAGGAACAGTTGCAGTTATTAATTCCGTGGATGAACACAAATCTGGTAAAACTGTTGCGATGACAGCCAACACAATCACTCTCGCTTCAGATGCTCCTTCTGTGAACATTTCAGGTAATACAATTTACTTGGTACACAGAACAGGAAGTTTAGACGGTATTGGTGAAGCATTAACTATTGCTAACTATAATGTAACATCTAAACTTGTTACTGTTACTGGAACAATTTCTTCCAACACATCTAATGTTTACACATACAGTATTGGTACAAACAAATCAAATAAATTAGGTCAAGTATCTGGTGTATTTTTCCCACCGGCAGCTACATTCCGTTCAGGTGAAAGAAACTTCCGTGTTACAGAATCTTTCAATAACACATATGATACTGATGCAATTTCATTTGCCGAACATACGTTTGTATCTTCAGGTGTTAAAGTTGATAAAACTACTTTAGTTGATACTGTTTATAACGTAGGTGTTGCCACTAAAGTTGTTGGCACTACAACATCACCACAATTAATTTCTTCAACAGTTCAGACAAGAGTTACCGCTGCTTGGAACGTAGACCCATTAGCGCAAACATTCTATGTGGATCCTCAAGTGTATCCAAATGGTATGTTCTTATCTTCTGTTGATTTATTCTTCAAAGCTAAAGATGATTCTAATTTGCCAGTAACAGTTCAAATTAGACCAACAATTAATGGAGCTCCACATACAGATTTTTGGTATCCTGAATCTGTTATTACTAAGTATCCATCTGATGTTAATATATCAGAATCTCCAACTGCAACAACAGCATCAACAAAAACAAACTTTGAGTTTGATACTCCTGTATTTTTAAAACCTGGATTATATGCTTTGGTTGTTTTGACAGATTCTCCTGACTATACTATGTGGGTAGCCGAAAAGGGTGCAACAACACTTCGTAATGAATTTGTTGCAACCAACCCTTATGTTGGAACATTATACAAGTCACAAAACTCTATGGAATATGTTCCATATATTAATGAAGATTTAATGTTTGTTTTAAATCGTTGTGTGTTCTCTAATTTACCGGCAACATTCTCCGTTCAATCAGAAACACAATCACAAACATATCCTGTAGATAAATTCCGTTTGGTTGAAACTACATTGGAAACATTGTCAAATGCACCAATAACATTAAATCATTCATTTATTTCTAAACCTATAGATTCAAGCAAAGAAACTACATATCGTTCATTCTCACCATATGTTACATACTCTATGGGCCAAGATGATTTGTATATTGTTGGTTCTCGTAGAAAAGAAATTCAAGCTCAAGGTGATTTTACAGTTAAGATTGATATGGCTTCAAGTGACAATGCAATTTCACCAGTGGTTTCATTAGAATCTTTGTATTTAAATGCTTGGGAAAATTTTGTTGACAATGGTGTAATTGAATCAAGCAACTTTAATATTATTGCTTCAGGTTCTGGTTATTCTAATGCAAACACAATCACTATAACTTCGTCTACTGGTTCTGGTGCAGTGGCTAATTTGGTTGTTAATGGTTCTGGTAATGTTGTTGCCATTAATGTAACGAGTTCTGGCAGCGGTTATACAGACGATTTTACAATTTCTTACTATACACATCCAACATCTCCTGCAACTATTGTTTTGAATAGTGAATTTGATTCCTCAGGTGGTCCTTGCGATGCTAAGTATATTACTAAAGCAATTACATTAGCTGATGGATTTGATGCTGGTGATTTGCGTGTGTTCTTGTCTGCAAACAAACAAGGTAACTCTGAAGTAGAAGTATTCTATAAGATACTCTCAGGTTCAGATACAACAGATTTCAAAGACCGTGGTTATCTAAAAATGGTGTGTGCAAATCCAACAACTACACCATCTTCTACTGAATTTGATTTCCGTGAATATGAATATCGTCCATCATTGACTGATAATGCTATCACTTACACATCAGAAAATGGTGTAACATATGATACATTTAAGACTTTTGCAATTAAGATTGTAATGACTTCCAATGACACATCAATTGTGCCTAAGGTTAAAGATTTACGAATTATTGCTTTGCCGGCAGAATAATATGTTAGTAAAAGTAGAAGGTGGTCAGTTCGTTAAAGATACAAGTAATAAAGCCTTATTGACTGTGAATCGTTCTGTATTGCAAGAAAATGAGGCTCGTAAAAAATTGAGTGGCAAATTAAATGGCCAAAATAGTGAAATAAATACACTAAGAACACAAGTAGACACTCTTGCAAGAGATATGTCTGAAATAAAAATGTTGTTAAACCAATTAGTAAATAATAAAGAATAAGATAAATGCCTATTCCATTAATATCCAGAACGAACACCATTGATGAATGGCGTGTTCAAACTAACTTAGGAGCTACTGCTCTTAATAACTTAGAGGCCGGTAATTATACCAAAGCTAATGGTTCGTTATCATTAACTGCTAACAGTTCTTTGATTATTACAGCCAATGGTACTGCACTTCAAGTATCTAATAGTGCTTTGTTTCAGAGTAACGTTACGGTTGGTGGTGATATCGCTCTTGGTACACAAGGTTCTGCAACTGGTAATTTAACAACAGGTGGTGTAACTGTAATTCTAGGTCCAGGTAATGCTTTACAGGTGGCTAATAATGCAACTGTTAATACAGACCTTCAGGTGACAAGAACAATCTTCACAGGTAATGTTTCAGCCAATGGAAATGTTAACGTTGGTGGAAATTCAACAATTGGCGGTGTTGTTAGAATGAATAATTCAGGAACAGCATTGTATGTTAACACAGGCACAGCTGTAATCAACACCGCAGTAATTACAAATTCAACCATAGGTAATATTGACGTTGTTCGTGGTGACATAGAAACATTAAATGTCACATCACAACTAAATGTTCAAAGTGCTTTAGTAACAATAAGAAGTTTATCTCCATCTTTTGATGCTTTGATTGTTAATCAAGGAAAAACAACAGTTCAAGATGTTGTCATTCAAGGTAACTTGTCTGTTTCGGGAACATACACACAGACCGGCAATTCAAATATTGAAATTGATACAATTACTTTAAACTCAAATACAAATATTGATAGGGATGCAAATATTGTTAACCGCCGCATTTCTGGAAATAATGCAGTGATTCAATGGAACGAAGTTGATAAAAATTGGAAAGTATCTAGAGGTAATACATATACTTCTTTAAATAATATTATAGATTCCAGTTATGTTCTTTCCGTTGTTACTAGTAATAGCACAATCAATGTGGCTTCAGCAGCCGCAGCTAAAGCTGCTTTTGATACCGCAGTAATTGCTGGGGGTTATGCAAATTCTGCTTACACCTCACAAAATACAACAGGTGTTTATGCTAATACTGCTTATACTCACGCCAATGCAGCTTATGTCAGTCAAAACACAACTGGTGTATATGCTAATACATCATATCTACACGCTAATGCGGCTTATGTAAGTCAGAATACAACAGGTGTTTATGCTAACGCTGCATTTGCTCATGCAAATACACGATTTGCTTCTGCTGGTGGTACAATCTCTGGTGCTGTTGTAATTAACGGCAATTTAACTGTTACTGGCACACAAACATATGTGAACTCAACAATCACAATGTTTGCTGACCCAATATTAACATTAAATGCTGACTGGCCTATGGCATCAGCACCTATTGAAAATGCAGGTATTGAAGTTCAACGAGGCACATCTGCAAATACAGTATTGCGATGGAACGAAACAACAGATAGATGGGAATTCACAAACGATGGCACGAACTACGGTGATATTGCCTCTACCGCACAAGTAACTGCAGCTGGTTCATTCGCCAACTCTGCATACACTCAAGCAAATACAGCAACAACTAATGCGGCCACTGCTGACCAACGAGCAATAACTTCTGGTTCATTCGCCAACTCAGCATATACACAGGCTAACACCGCAACAACTAATGCGGCCACTGCTGACCAAAGAGCAGTAACTTCTGGTTCATTTGCTAATAGTGCTTATCTACAAGCTAATACTGCAACTACAAACGCTGCTTCAGCCAACACTAATGCAAACAGTCGTGTATTGAAAGCTGGAGATACAATGACTGGTGCTTTGATTGTTCAGTCCACGATAGATGCAACAGGCACAATTACTGCACCTTTGTTTAGTGGTACTGCAACTGCTGCTCGTTATGCTGACTTGGCAGAAAAATATACGACTGATGTAGAATATTCTGTCGGTACTGTTGTTGTTGTTAATACTGAACCAGATTCAGAGGCAACAAAATCAACATCAATTTCTCAATTGGTTTTAGGAGTTATCTCCGAGAAACCTGCTTATCTAATGAATTCGGAATCCACTGGTCAAGCTATTGCTTTGCGTGGCCGAGTTCCTGTTCGTGTGGTTGGACCTGTTAGAAAAGGTCAAACATTGGTTTCTGGTCCTAATGGAACAGCCAGTGTTGGTGAAGTTAATCGTTTTGCGATTGCTTTAGAATCTAAAGATACACACGAAGAAGGGAATATTGAAGTAGTTATTTTATGATAAGCATTGGTGAGTTTGATGAATTTATACATAATGATTTTGTTTATGCACAAAAATTAATCTCGATTATCAACGAAGAAGGCAAACAAATATTCGTTGATAATCTAGGAGAACTATATAAGTTTAATGCGTGTACCATTAAATTGGAACACATGGAGAGATACAGTAGAGAAATCTACGACTATTGTAAATTTCTTTCCAGTAAATATAATAATGATTTGCCGGTGACTTGTCATGTATTCAGAGCCTTTAGGCAATCTTTAAGTTTTGGCTTGCATACCGACCCGGACGATGTTATACTACGTTGTGTTTGGGGTAAAAAAAGAATGAGTGTTGACGGTAAAATTGTTGACCTTCATCCAGGCCAAAAAGTTTTTATTCCCGCAAACACACCACATGAAGCTCTCAATGATGAAGAATCATTGATGTTGAGTTTTGGTTTAGAAGATTTTTATAAGAATAAATTATATAATGAATTGGATGTTTTACCTAAAAACCACGGAAACGTGCAATCTGAATTGTAAACATTGCTTTACAAATGGCACCAATGGAGCTAAGGTATTTTGGAATCATTATAAGATAATTGATTGGATTAAAAGGTTTGCTGAATATAGAAAAGATAATTTAAAGCAAGATACTTTACATTGTGAATTTCATGGCGGTGAACCTTTTTTAGTTCCTACTTTTCAAATGCGTCATGTGTGGGAAGATTGTAAAGACTTATTTCCCAACATGACTTGGGGTGCAACAACAAATTTAGTATATAAACTTGATGAAGAACAGATTGACTTAATTAAGGATTGTTTTGATAATCGTATAGGTACAAGTTGGGATCCTAAGATACGATTTGCAAACCAAAAACAGAATGATTTATGGTTAAAGAATGTTAAAACTATTGTTGACCGAGGAATAAATGTTAAGTTGTTCATTAGTGTTACAAAAGATACAGTAGATATAGAACCAATTGAATTGTTAAAATGGGTCAAAAGTTTAGGCATAAAAGAGTTATCTTTTGAACGGCTTACTGGTAACGGAAATGCTAATCTACATCCAGAAATTTTTCCGACCAATATTGAACAGGATGCATGGTTTTTGAAAATGCACCATCAGTCCGAAGAACATGGTTGTAGAGAATGGTTTGATAATGAGTTTTTAGAAACCATTTATGGTAAGTTTGAAACTGGATTTCTAAAAGGTGGAACATTCTGCCGAGATTGTGAAGAAAAGTTGTTTACGGTCAATGCTGATGGTACTATTTCTGGATGTCCAAATTCGGCACCAGAATTTCAGTTTGGAAACATTGATGATGATATAGAAACACTTATAAATAGTCCTATAAGAATAGAAAATATTGCGTGTGAACGGTCTAGGGACCCAAGATGTTATTCATGTGATGTTTTTGAGTATTGCGGTGGAGATTGCCACCAACTAGGCTGGCAAGACGATGTTTGTGGTGCCCCTAAAAGTTTAATGAGATTTTTAAAAAGTAAAGAAAATAAAAAAATTTGGATGATGAAAAATGGCAACATTAAATAACCCCATAAACCCACAAAATATCGTTGATAGATTTGCAGACTATGTAGTGGCCACAGGCAATGCAGGAATTGTTTGGGGAACAGATGCGATTCCATTCGGTGAAATGGATGTGTCTTACTTTGGTGGAACAACATCAGGTAAATCAATAGGAATTTCTGGCTCAAATATTAATGCGGTTGGTGATATAATCACAGCCTCAAACATCTATAATACACTTGTCACTGAAACAGCAACATTTACAAACATTAGAAACCTAAGAGCATTACTATTCGTTGATGGTGGTGGTGGAAATACAGGTTCTAGGCCAGATCCAGGATATGTATACGATAACACACAAGTTGCATACTTGAATTCTTCATATTTACAAAGCATTGGTTCACCTAATCCTTCGGATGTATCTTCTGGAAATTCAGCAACCAGTTCAGGTTTAGAAACATTCTTTGCAAATTTGCAATCAGCTTATAATACAGCAAGAGCAACGACAGAAACTATACAGATTAATGTGTGTCACGCATCTTGTCATTCATCATGTCACGGCTCTAGAGGAAGAAGATAATGAATATAATTGAAACTGTTGCACCAATTTCTATTGAAGAATTGAAAAAATATTTTACAGATAAGAATAATTTTTATCTAATTGATTATTCAAAATCAAAGTTAAAAGGTAAAAAACTTTTAACATATTTAAGTAATTTGGAAATTCCTTCAGACATAAACTTTATAGGTACAACAGAAGAAGAATTCTCTGAGATATTTAAAGAATATTTGAATTTGGAAATGATTTGTAATGTGCCATCACTTGAAAAAATTACGATTGATATTCTAAAAGAATTTAAAGGACTATCAAACCAAAGTATATTTGACGGTCTAATACAAGACAACACAGATATCCTTAAAGAATGGGTATCTAAACTAGACAGTTTAACTTTATACAATATGTATTCAATTGGTGATGAAGAATTTAAAAAATTTGTTGAATCACATACATTAGATGAAACCAATTGTCTTAAAGGTGTTAATTTTGTTAGCCTATTGAAACATAAAGAATTTTACAGTCTATATGAAAAAATAGAACAACGAGATTTGAAATTTTATAAAAAATATTTTGAAGATTATATGTTCAAAGGAAAGAATCTATATTCCTATTGGGCAAACGAAAACAACCCCATGTTCCTATTAACATTCGGTATTGCTGGCGGTCTTGTTACGGGCGATGATTATGTTTCAATTAAAAAACAAACAATTCAGGAGTTAAAGGATGTTTCACCTATTCAGTAAGGTATATGTAACTAGTGATTCTACAATAGATTTAGATTTTGATAGAGTAGTCATATCTAACAAATATGGAGTCGGTATGTATGAGGCTTTGGATAAAGTTTCTTATGGAGAATTATGTGCATATGGAAAAACCATAGATTCTGCTCTGAATGGAAAAACATTCAGTGCGTTTATCAATTCTTTATTACAAAAAGTAAACAATACAGGGAAAAAAGTTATAATTTATGTTGATGATAATAATTTTTCAAAATTTATGTCACTATGGTTCAAATCAATATTTTTGAATCCTACAGCAGAATCATCTTGGAAAATAATTGATGATTATATTAGAAAAGAAAAGATACTGAAGAATTGGAGATATTCTTCAACCTCAACCGAATCTGATATCTTTAAAGAAGTGACTGAAGTTAAATTCATTGAACATTTTAATGAAGCACAGCCACAAAATTTATCTTCAATAACTTCTGAATTAAGTTTTGAAATTTTGTTAGCTTCATATTTGGCAGACGGTACACAAAAAGATTCTTTGAAACAAACATTGAACACATTATTGAATAGAAGTATGCAAGAGTTGGTAATAGAAATTAAACATACATATGTAAAAAATTACAGAAAACCTGCATTTCCATCTTTGCCTGTTGAACTCACATTCTTTTCAGACTCATCATTGTATAAGAGTGAATCTATTGGTAGAGTAAGTGGTTCGTCTCCTGTTGATTTGATTGGTGCAACATCAGAAGATATTGAATTATTTAAACAAACAGCCGTCAAAGTTCTTACTGAATGGGACCAGTTTAACTCAAATTCCAATATTGTCAATCGTGTGGGACTAATTAACTTCGTTAGAACAGAAATCACAGATGAACAACTGAATTATTTAATCAATTTTGAAAAGACATCTTTAAGTAACACTAGATTATATTCTTCCGCTGATGAAGAAAAAATTAATATTTACTTTTTGGATTTTGTTTTGAACTCAACACAAGAGAATTTGACAGATTATATTTTAAAATGAACCATGATTTATATTATGAAAATGGTTTTTTTAAAACAGAAATTGATGATGTAACAAAAAAACTGTTGTGGAATGAAATTTATAATACCGAATGGATTGCAGATGGTGTTGAAAACATTTATAAAGAAATACCCGTTTGGTATCAAAGCAAAAATAAATATAATTTAAATCCAGATGGATCAAATCGTTCTCAATATGAGAGAGATATTGGTTCCGACATTCTAAAAAATACTCCAAAATCTTTAATTGAAATAGGACTTGATTTAACCCAATCAAGTCCTTTTAATTTTTTTAAAAAGTATTATAAAAAAGCTGAACTTCAATATATAGATTTATGGAATGGTTCAGAAGAAATACCATATCACTTTGACACAATAAATGGTGCAGATACCTTGGTGTTGATATACTTGACAGAGCAAGAATCTTGGGATAAAAATTGGGGTGGCACAATTACAATGAAGAAACAGGTGGGAGAAAAAATTCATTTTGAAGAAGAAGTTTTGCCAAATGATGGTGTTATGCTTATTGTAAATAATGCAAACCCACTAGTCTACCATAAAGTTTCATCTTTAAAAAATACATCCATAAATAGATATACATTTTCATTCATTTATAGGTGGTTTTGATTTGATAGCTGAACATTTATTAAACATTCATGATAAGAGACCAGATGTTGGTGAAATTATTGTTACATTATTTGAATATTGTGATTTGAATTGTCTTTTTTGCAATCAAGACCATGATAGTTATGAAGGTATAAATTCAATAGTCAATAAGTTTGAAGAAATCAAACTGTCAATAGACCAACTAATTTCAAAAGGCAAAAAGTCATTTTCCATACACATGATGGGTGGTGAACTTTTTTCCGATAAAATAGAAGATAGTGTTTTTGATGATTACCGAATATTAACAGAAAAAACATTACAATATGGTAAAGAAAAAAACATACCAATAGAAGTATCCTTTGTTACGAATTTTGTCTGGACAAAAAAAGACAGGGTGAAAAATTTTTTAGATGCGAACAATTTAAAAGTAATGACCAGTTACGACCCAGCTGGAAGATTTAATGCAAATACTTTTGAAATATATAAAGCAAATGTGGTGGAATTTAAAGATTACATACAAACCGTCAATGTCATTATGACCAAACCTAACATTGATAAGTTTATGAAAAATCAAGTTCCTTTTTTTGATTTCATCTATGATAATTTTGCCATATATTTTGACTACTATGGTCCTGGTAAAAATCACGAATTTTTATTAGCTAAAGATATTGAACTTAGAGATTTTATGAAGTATATGTTTGATACTTGGCCTAAATGTTATCCATTTAAAACATTTGATGTTAAAACAAAAAATAAAATGTCTTGCATGGATACACTAACTGTAATGCCAAACGGTGAATGGGGTGGATGTGGCCATTTTGAAAAATTAGTAAAAATTATACCTATCAAAAACATAACTGAAGAGCAATGGTTTGAAAGTTATAATTGTTTTGAATGTGAACATTTTCAAAGATGTTCAATGGGTTGTTTTATGAGTAATCACGTAAAAGATATGAGAACTCAAAAAACTTGTTGGTTAAAAGAAGTATATGATTATGTTGATTTAGAAGATAGGAAAACAAATGATTGTAGCATTAATAGAACATAATAAAGATTTTATAGCAGAAGAAAGTATATGCTATATCAGAAAAAAATATCCTAGTTTCAAATTTGATTATGAACTCTTGCGTAGAGATATTCATATGATTATTGATATCTTTATGGGAGAACTTCATGTTGAAGGTGGAGTATACTCATATGATATTGAAGATGGTCGTGATGATTCATATTATCAATTAAACAGATATAAGAGGTCGTTTACAGTTTTTAGAAACCATAGTGAAGAAACTATTGATTGTATTCAATATACATCAGGTTTGATTAAAAAAGTTGTAAAAAATGAAACGGTTGAAAATGTCTTAAACACATTCTTCAAACAAATAAAAGATGAAAGTCAAACTTTACCTGATGATAAAATGGTTGACTTTGATGCAATCGTGGGTTTGATAATCTCAAATTCTTCAGCTGGTGCGGCAAGAAACTATCACATAGATTTTATTGAAGAATACTTTGATAAAGGCTTTGTTGTTACTAAAATTCCTCCACACATACATGAACAACTTTGGGAACAAGTTCGCAATACAAATTGGATTGACGCCAAAAATTCCACATATAAAAAAGTTCCAGATTGGTATCATGAGAACGAAAAACATTATGTTGACCCAACAGGATTTGACCGACCTGATTATGAGAGAAAAGTTGCAGCTGATATTTTTACAAATGCGCCACAAAGTTTGATTGATATTTCAGATGAATTGATTAAGGATGATACATTCAAACCTTTAAGAATGTATAGACCTCCAAATCCTGTCACCAAATATTTACATTTCTGGAATGGTAGTGAAAATTCACCACATCACGTTGATGCTATTGACGGTTCAGATTTAATGGTATTTCTTTACCTAACTGAAGAAACCGATTGGAAAGAAGAATGGGGTGGGTATATTAATATTATGAAAGAAGTTAACTCTGAAATTACTAACACAAGAACAATTCTTCCAAATAATGGCGTAATGGTTTTAGTTAATAATTCAGCACCAATCTTTAAACACGGCATTCGTAATTTAATTAAACGTGATGTGAATAGATATACATTTATTTTTCACTATACGTGGACATATTGATGTTTTATGGAATTAATTATAAAACCGACCGAAAGGTGCAACTTTAAATGCACCTTTTGTTCAAGCACCAATATCACCGAAGATAAGTCTGTTGAATTAGACCACGAATACATTTTTCGTTTTCTCAAAAGATATCCTGAAACAAATACCATCATAGTTAATGGTGGTGACCCATTGATGATGAATCCAGAATACTATTGGAAAATTATAGATTATTTGGATGAGAATGAGTTGTCAACAGGAATCAGTTTTACTTCCAATCTTTGGCCATTTTATAAAAACCCCGATAAATGGATTGACTTGTTCAGACACAAAAGAATGGGAATTGCAACATCGTTTCAGTATGGTGGTGGAAGATTAAAAGGTGATTTGTCTGAATTCACCGAAGAAGATTTTTGGAATGTTTCTGATAAAATGTTAGAATTGGTGGGTTACAGACCAGATTTTATCTCAGTGATAACAGAAGAAAATGTTAATAGAGCGATTGATAATGTTTTATTAGCTAAAAAAATGAGTGTGGAATGTAAGTTGAATTATGCTTTCAGTTCCGGTCCACCAGTTCAGTTTCGTGGCATTACAATGGGTCAACAAGGCAAACCATATATGTTGGCTGACATCTATGAGATATATGTTAAGATATGGGAGATGGGATTAACTGATTGGGAATACAACACCAAACAGATGGTCAAGCGACTGAGAGGCAATTCAACCACTTGTCCTCAGAATAGAGATTGTGATTCCAGTATCAGAACATTACAACCATCAGGTGACTACTATTCTTGTGGTGCTTTCGGTGACGATAAAGAATATTCCATAGACTTTGAAACTGAAATGTCTGGTAAGAAAATATTTCCAATTAAACACGAAGTTGATTTACAATCATTAAAACAATCATGTTATTCTTGTCCAATGTTTCAAATTTGTAACGGTTGTAAAAAAACAATTAAAGATTTGAAAAGTCATGGCTTAGTTGAGAAGCATTGTAAAAAAATGAAAACTCTAGCTCCTAGTATAATTCAGGCAAACCAAATGGAGTTGGAAGTTACCCCATATGTTAATGAGGAATTAGTGTGATTTTATCGGTAAACCCATGGTACTACTGTAACTTTAGGTGTGACTTTTGTTATCTAACTGAAAGTCAATTGGAAGACACCAAGCTGTTACCGATTGAAATTTTAGAAGAAAGATTGATAGAGATTTCAAGTCACGCCAAAATTGACATGGTAGACTTGTATGGTGGAGAAGTGGGAATATTGCCTAATGAATATGTTTCGGCAATTAAAGATTTGTTACACACTTACGGTATAGATGATATTAACCTGATAACTAATTTGTCTATGGTCAATGATATAGTGACCGATGAAGATTTCTATATCTCGGTCAGTTATGATTTTGAAGCTAGAGAGAAACACGAACAGGTTTGGAGAAATATGTTGTTACTTAAACGACCATTCTCCGTTCTTATGTTGGCCAGTCCAAAGTTGATTCAAAAAGATGTCAATGAGATGATACAGGCCTTCAATCTAATACCTAATGTTTGTAGTGTAGAGATTAAACCATACTCAACTAATCAGGCCAATCAGTTAAATATTAATTACCGTGAATATGAAGAATTCGTTAAGAAGTGGATTACAAGTCCAATAAAGAAAAATTTTTCATTTACAAACGAACAACTTATAGAACAGAGTATATCTGGAGAAAGAAATAGTTTTTCGGATGACCATATCTATATAACACCATCAGGTAAATATGGTGTATTGGAGTTTGACTTAAACGATAACGAATTCTTCTTAGAATATGAAACTTTTGATGATTATTTGAACTGGTGTGAAAGAGAAAAGAAAAGAGTTGCAAAAAATAAATTTTGTTCTGAATGTAAGTATTTTGGCAATTGTCTATCCGAACACCTAAGAGAAGTTAAGAACTTAGACAATAGTTGTAATGGATTTAGACTATTATTAGATTGGTATAAAGATGAAAGAGTGGAAAATTAGGCAAGAAATCTATCATAGATTGAACACAGAATATTCGGATGATTTAAGTTTACACCACATTGAAATGACAGAAAATGTGGTTGAAAATGCTATTAGATATTTCAATGAAAGAGATATAGGCTGGATATACCCATCTAAAAGTTATATGGTTGGCATATGCTATGCTAAATGGTTATCTGAACAATTTGGTAAAGAACCAATTGATTATCTAAACGAAGAAGATTTGTTATATAGAAATGACCCATACTTTGTAACCTATGATAAAGACAAAGTTACTTATGATGAAATATTAAGTAAAATTGGTGGTTGGAATTTCAAATTTGAGGGTATGGTTCCTGATGTTAAGGAATATTTTAATGAGGAGTTTATGATTGAAAACTTTTAATCTATGGCCTACCACAATGATGGTACATGAGGTTGAAGATGAAGAATTGATGTCGGAATCTTTGGCTTTTTTAATTACCAACCGAAAAGAACTCGTCAATAAAGAGAATAAGAAAAGTTGTATACTAGAAAACGAACCTCTGAAACAGTTAAAGGAAAAAGTATTCTTACCGGCGTTTGATAAATACCTACAAGAAACCTGTAATAGAAAACTTGATGATTGGAGTTACAACCTCAATGGATGGTTGGCATCATACGGTGAAGGTCAAAGTTTGAATTATCATAATCATAGAGGTTCACAACTAAGTTCGGTGTTATACATGATGGCCGATTCTGAAGATGATGGTGGCGACATTATGTTCACTGACCCTAGACAGAACGCAAATCGTGGATATGATTTACATTTTAGTAGTTGGTTTGAATCGTTTAGACTGAAACCTAAGTGTGGCCAGTTAGTTGTTTTTCCTAGTTTTCTATATCATTACGTGGAAACTTACAGAAGTAATATAAGAATGGCTTTGCCTGTAGATTGTTTCCTACAAAACAAACATAAATAAGTAAATGTCCTCATTATTAGATAGATTAAATTCAGGAACAACAGCTGATGTCATATTGGTTTATGATACGGTTGATGCTGCGTTTATAAAAGCCAACTCTGCTTTTAGTAGTCAAAATACTACAGGTGTTTATGCCAATTCGGCCTATATTCATGCCAACGCTTCATATAGTTTAGCGAATACTGTTGCTGCCAACAATACACCTACAATCGCTTTCTTAACGGCCAACGCTGCCTTTATTCAAGCAAACGTAGCAACTGCATTGGCTCAAGAAGCTTTTAATTCTGCCAATAATGTCGCACCACAAATTCAACCAGCATTTGACCAAGCTAATATTGCATTACAATATGCCAATTCTGCTGGTCAATATGCAAATGCAGCTTATAATCAAGCCAATACTGCAACAACCAATGCCGCTACTGCCGACCAAAGAGCAGTAACTTCTGGTTCATATGCCAATAGTGCTTTTTCTGCAGCCAATACGGCTTTAGCTGGTGTTGCTGGTTCTTATGCCAACAGTGCTTTTGGTCAAGCAAACACCGGAGTTGTTTTTGCAACTTCGGCTGGAGTTTATGCAAATGCAGCTTATAATCAAGCCAATACTGCAACAACCAATGCCGCTACTGCCGACCAAAGAGCAGTAACTAGTGGTGTTTACGCTAACGCTGCCTTTGCATCGGCAAATACTAAATTTAATTCATCCGGTGGAACGATTTCTGGTGCAGTTACAATATCAAGCGGTGGACTAGCTGTGACCGGTGCAATTACCGCAACTGGTGATATCACAGCATTTTTCTCAGATGACCGATTAAAGACTAAATTAGGTAACATAGAAAATGCTCTGGATAAATTGATGACTTTGAGTGGTTTTTATTATGAACCCAATCAGACTGCCATAGACCTTGGATATGAACTGAAACGTGAGATTGGAGTTTCTGCACAAGAGGTACAAAAAGTTGTTCCGGAAATTGTCGTTAAAGCACCAATAAGTGACGAATATTTAACGGTTAAGTATGATAAATTGATTCCTCTAATCATAGAATCTATCAAAGAACTGAAGTGTGAAATTGATAGTTTAAAAATGCCTAAATAGAACATAAAAAGGAGTTATTTTTGGCAGCTTTTACAGAAATTACCATTGAACAGGGTGCAACATTTTCCACGACAGTTAATGTGGAAGATGCATATTACAATCCAGTAGATTTGACTGGATACTCAGCATCCTCACAAATGAGAAAATCTTATTATTCCAGTAGTGCTAGCACAATAAATGCAGCTGTTACTGGAACCGCTAACGGTGAGATTACACTTTCCATGACCGCAGCTAACACTGCAAATTTAACACCTGGAAGATATGTGTATGATTTAATTATTAATAATGGAGCCAATACAGTAACCCGTGTTGTGGAAGGAATAGCAACAGTTTTACCATCAGTAACGAGGTAACAAATGGCAACAATAGGAAGAGTTGTAGTTAGACCCATAACGAAAACTACAATATCAGCACCAGATTTTACACCAAAATTAAATGTTGCAATAACTGATATAAAGAATGTTAATGTTGCTGTCCGACAAGACGGTGATACTTTGATTTATAATGCGACAACAGGAAATTACGAATCTTCACCGATTCAAAACGCACAAATAGATGTCAAAAATATTAACGGAGGCCGATTCTAATGGCAAATACAGTAATTCAACTTAAATATTCAAATGTAACCGGAACACCTCCATCATTGAACTTGGCGGAACCGGCTTACTCAAACGTATCAAATAAATTATGGATTGACGATGGCACTGGCGTAGTTGCCATTGGTGGTAAATATTATACACAATTAATTGATGCGGCTACTTCATCCGCAACACAAAATACAATTGTTCGCAGAGATACTTCAGGTAACTTTGCTGCCAATACAATCACAGTAAATACAATCAATGCGAACACTTCAGTAGTTCAAAATGGTTATAACTTATATGACTTTGCAAATGCCGCTTTCACACAGGCGAATACGGCTATTATTGCTGGTGGTGAAATTGCTGGTGGTTATGCAAACTCTGCTTTCTTAAAAGCCAATGCAGCTTACGAAAGTCAGAATACAACTGGTGTATATGCTAACAGTGCTTTTGCTCATTCCAATTTAACACTTCAGTATGCTGAATCTGGTTATGCTCATGCCAATGCAGCTTATAGCCACGCTAATACAAAATATAGTTCATCAGGCGGTACAATTTCTGGTGATGTTGCAATTACAGGTAACTTAATCGTTCAAGGTAATACAACAACATATGAAGTTGATACTTATACAGTAAATGACCCAATCGTATTATTTGCAAATAATAATACTTCAAATGTTCTTGATATTGGTTTTGCAGCACATTACGTAGAAAACTCCATTACTAAACATACTGGTTTGGTTAAAGATGTTTCAGAGAATAAGTATTTCTTGTTTGATAACTATGAACCACATATTCAAGAAGAACATACTCTTAATATTGCCAACCCAACTTTGGCAGTTGCAAATCTTGTAGCAAATCTTATCACCGACACTATTGTTATTCGTGGATATGACCCACTCAATCATGCAAACAATGCTTATGCGGCCGCAAACGTTGCCGACCAAAGAGCAGTAACAAGTGGTTCATATGCTAACAGTGCTTATATTCAAGCGAATTCTGCATATGTAAGTCAAAACACAACTGGTGTATATGCTAATAGTGCTTTTGCTGCAGCTAACGTTGCTGACCAAAGAGCAGTAACAAGTGGTGCATATGCTAATAGTGCCTACACACACGCAAATGCAGCTTTTGGTGTTGCCAATACTGATGTTACTAACGTTTCAACTACAGCTGGAAGTTATGGTTCTGCTTCAGTAGTTCCTTCTTTCCGTGTTGAGGCAAATGGTCGTATTTCTTCAATCTCAACAAATAGTATTTCCATTGATGCAGCTGCAATCACATCTGGTACATTGGGTGTTATAAGAGGTGGTACTGGAAATACATCATTTACTTCCAATCATGTTATACTTGGTAACGGAACTGGTGCTCTTACTACAACAGGTTCATCAACAGAAGGTCACTTATTGACAATCAGTTCAACTGGTGTTCCTACATTTCAACACTTAAGTGGTGGAACATTCTAATATTATATTGAAAGGATTTTTGTAATGGATGTGAATTTGCAAAATGTTTATGCTGAAGTTTTGCTTGATAACTTTGTTGCGGTTATCAAGCAAAATATAATGTTTCAGGCACAACTTGAAGTATTAACAAAAAATGCTTCGGATAGTGAAAAATTAAAATCTGAAATTTATGAATTAAAACGAGCCAATAATGATTTACAACAAAAAGTAAATAATTTATCTGGTATGAAATTAGATAATGATTCGTTTAATAATTTAAAGCAAGAAAAAGATAGACTACAATCTGCTGTTAACGATTATATGAGGCAGATTAAAAAATTAAATGAAGATTTATTAAAAGCTAAATCTGAATCATCTGATGCATTGGTAAAAAATGCATCACAGGTTGAAGAGCTTAATAAATACATTCAAAAATTAGAAATGGTTGTTCCAGCTAATAAGTTGAAAAAAGTTAAGACTGGTGACATTTCCGATTTTGTAAAAATAGAAGAACCTATCGTTGATGATGAAACTGTCAAAAACGGTGGAACATTTTAAGAGATTAGATGGCAAATACAGTAATTCAAATTAGAAGTTCTGGTGTTGTAGGTAATGTACCTTCAGCTTTGTTTCCGGGTGAATTGGCCATTAACTATGAAGATGGCAAGTTATACTATGGTAATTCAGCTAATCAAACAGTTCTTTTTGATGCGATTACTGAACCTGCTGGTTTAAATGGTGAATTGCAATTCAATGATTCAGGCAGTTTTGGTTCTGATGCCACACTATCTTTTAATAAAACTACAGGTTATTTCAAAGCGCCTATTATTGAATCAACCAATAATGGCAACGGAACAAACTTCAAAATTGGTGACGATGTTTGGATTGGCGATGTTAATATTGCTAATACTCTACGCATTACAGGTCAACAAAATGTCAATAACGCATACATTATATTTGGTGCATCTGATACTTCAAAATTAGGCCGAGCAGGAAGCGGCCCATTAACATATAGTGGCGGTTTTACTGCTACAGGTGTGGTATCTGGAAACGAATTAACTTCCACAAATTCTTCTGGTAATGAGGGCGGTCAAGTTAACCTTGCAATACCAGCATCTGGTACCAGTTTAGTTGGTGGAGTAACAATTGATGTTTATCAAAATCAATTAAGATTCTTTCAAGGTGATTCTGCCAAAGGTGCATATATTGATTTAACTGCGGCAGCTTCTGGTGTAGGTACAAATCTTTTAAATCCAGCAGCTGCTTCATATGCCAATTCAGCATACCTTCATGCCAATTCAGCTTTCGCTTACGCTAATGCATTATCTGGTGGTACTGCAACCGATGGTGTTGCTAGAAGTATTGCTAATAGTGCTTATGTTCAAGCCAATGCTTCATTTCAAAATTCAAATTCCGCATTATCTTCTGCGACATCTGCTGGTTCATATGCCAATTCAGCATACATTCAAGCCAATACCGCAACAACTAATGCGGCCACGGCTGACCAACGAGCAGTAACTAGTGGTATATTTGCCAATTCAGCATACATTCAAGCCAATACCGCAACAACTAATGCGGCCACGGCTGACCAACGAGCAGTAACATCTGGTTCTTATGCTAATAGTGCTTTTATTGCAGCTAATAATGCAATAACATACACTGATAATGCAATTGCAAATCTTGTAAATTCAGCTCCAACAACATTAGATACTTTAAATGAATTGGCAACTGCACTAGGTGACGACCCTAATTTTGCAACAACTATTTCAACCATGGTTGGTGTTTCTGGTTCATATGCCAATAGTGCTTATGGGCAAGCGAATACCGCAACCACAAATGCAGCTACTGCTGACCAACGTGCAGTAACATCTGGTGTATATGCCAACTCAGCATATGACCAGGCTAATACTGCCGACCAAAAAGCGGTAACTTCTGGTGATTATGCTAACAGTGCATATTCTCTAGCAAATACTACCACACTGTTAGCACAAGCTGCTTTTGATAAAGCAAACACAGGTACGAGTTTATCAACTGACGATTTTGCTAGAAATCAAGCCAATACTGCGTATGTTCAGGCCAATACCGCAACTGTTTTGGCACAAGCAGCTTTTGATGTGGCTAATACTGGTGGTGCTTCACCAATTAATATAACCAATGATGTTTCAACAGATGCTGAATATTATATTACATTTGTGGATTCTACAAGTGGTATTGTAACATCATTAAAGACATCAAATGCTCCAATTGGAATTACAAAATTAACTTACAATCCTTATTCAGGATCTTTAGGTGTTAGAGCAATTGATGTAACACAGAATGTTTCAATTTCTTCAAGTTCTCTAGAAGATACTTCAGGAAGTCAATTTTTAGTTGATAGTTTTGATGTAACAACTTATCGTGGAGCTTTCTATCAAGTTCAAATTGAAAGTCCTGGGCAATATCAAGTTTTGAATTTGAATATTGTTCATGATGGTGGAACACCAACGGTATTAACATTCGGTAACACATATACATCTTCCTCATTAGGATCATTTACTGCCAATATTGTTGGTGGTGTATTACAAGTTTTATTTACACCAAATGTTGGTCAAGTAATTGTTTCTTTTGTTAGAAATATTATCAAGAAGATAAGGGAATTAATTCCAGCTGGAGACCTAGGTTATGTTGCCGACACGGTTTCTGTTTCTTTTGATGCTGGATATGTTGAAGATAGTTCCTCATCATCCTTTGATTATGGTGGATTAAATTAATAAATATAGAATAAATTTATTGGAATAAAAAGATGCCAACAACACAATTACAATTAAGACGTGGTAATACTGCTCAAACAGCCATATTTACAGGTGCTGTTGGTGAGGTGACCGTAGATACGGATAAAAAAACGCTTATAGTTCATGACGGAGTTACTCCTGGTGGAATAGAAATTTCACTAAAATCGATAACGGATTTTGCATATTCTCAGGCAAATACTGCTACAAATAATGCTGCCACAGCTGACCAGCGTGCCGTAACTTCTGGTTCATATGCCAATAGCGCCTTTGGTGTTGCAAATACCGCTAACCAAAGAGCAGTAACTTCCGGTTCATATGCCAATTCAGCATATGCTCAGGCAAATACTGCAACTACACTATCGCAATCAGCATATGACCAGGCTAATACTGCTACAAATAATGCTGCCACGGCTGACCAGAAGGCAGTGAGTGCTGGTGTATATGCTAACTCAGCATATGCTCAAGCAAACACATCCGACCAAAAAGCGGTAACTTCTGGTGATTATGCTAACAGTGCTTATTTACAGGCAAATACTGCTACAACTAATGCAGCTACGGCCGACCAAAAGGCTGTAACATCTGGTGTATATGCTAACTCAGCATACGGCCAAGCAAACACAGGAACAGTTTTAGCCCAAGCCGCTTATGATTCCGCAAACAATGTTGGACCACAAGTTCAACCTGCCTTTAATGCTGCCAACTCCGCTGGTTCATATGCCAACTCAGCATATGCTACTGCAAATAGTTTATTTGATGGAACCAGTGTGGCCACCGTTTTTGCGTTTCAGTTAAATTCTGCTGATATAACATCAAATGGTGCTATGGTAATTTCAACTGGCGCATCTGGCGGAACTCCTAAAGATTTAACATTATCACCTTCATCTGGTATAACAAAAACTTCAGGAACAATTTTAATACAAGATAATGATATTCTTGCACTAGCACAATCAGCATATGGTCAAGGAAATACGGCTGACCAAAAGGCAGTAACATCCGGCGATTATGCTAATTCTGCTTATGCTCATGCAAATACAAAGTTTAGTGCATCAGGTGGAACAATTTCTGGTAATGTAACAGTTGGAACTTTTGTAAACTTTACTACTGGACTTAGCGATCCTTCATATGAAGAAGGAAGAGTATATTATGATTCAGGTTCAAAATCTTTAGCATACTATAATGATGATTCTCAGAGTTATATTCATGTAGGTCAAGATGTAGTAACTCGGGTTTGGAATAATTCGGGTGTAACTTTACCTAGAGCAAATTGTGTATTCATTTCTGGAACTTCTTCAGCTAACGGATTCCCAAGTGTAAAATTAGCGAGTGCTGATGCTGCTGCAAATAGTGAAGTTATAGGATTAACAACCGCTAGTATTGCTCCTGGTGGTTACGGATTCGTTTTAATGTCAGGTAGAATTCAAGGATTAAACACCTCATCAATAACCGAAGGTTCGGAGTTATTTCTATCAGCTACCGAACCAGGTAAATTTACAACTGCAGTTCCCGATTCACCAAATGTTCCTTTAAATATTGGTTATGTAACACGTTCAGATTTAACTGACGGTACATTACTGGTAAATATTCATTTGATGGAAGGAAGCAATAAGACTGATGGTTCGATTTTGTTTGCACGTAGTGGTAAGATTGACCAAGATAATTCTAATTTTTATTGGGACCATATTAATAATAAACTAGGCATAGGTACAAATAATCCAACTGCAAACTTACACGTTGAAGGTTCTGGATTATTTACAGGTAATGTAATAATTTCAGGCAATTTACTTGTATCGAATGCTCAATCTATTACAACTTCAGAATTGACTGTTGGTGGTAATACAATTATTTTGAATGATGAAGTAACGGGAACACCAACATCCAATGCAGATATTATTGTTAATAGGGGAACTTCACCTAACGTTTATATCAGATGGTCTGAAACAATTAATGAATGGGTTATGTATGAAGATGCTGGGTATGCAGAAGGACACATACTACACTCAGAAAAAACAGCAAAAACATGGGCAGATTACACTGCTATGGCTGCTTATGAAAAGTCTACTCATCCGATTGGTGCAGAATTAGCAAACAATACAAATGAACACGCCAAATCAGGTTATCAAGTTGCCAATACAGCAACCTCTCATGCAATATCTGGATTCATTCAGGCAAATTCTGCATATATTTCTCAAAATACAACTGGTTCTTATGCCAACTCAGCATATGCTCAAGCAAATACTGCCAACCAAAGAGCAGTAACTTCTGGTTCATATGCCAATTCAGCATATGACCAGGCTAATACTGCTACAAATAATGCTGCCACAGCTGACCAGAAGGCAGTGAGTGCTGGTGTATATGCTAACTCAGCATATGCTCAAGCAAATACTGCAACTACCAATGCTGCCACAGCTGACCAAAGAGCAGTAACTTCCGGTTCATATGCCAATTCAGCATATGCTCAGGCAAATACTGCAACTACCAATGCTGCCACAGCTGACCAAAGAGCAGTAACTTCTGGTGTATATGCTAATGCGGCATTTGATAAAGCAAATACTGCTGGTTCATCATTGTCCAATGATACTTCAACAAACACCGACTACTTTCCAACTTTTGCAACTGCAACAACAGGTACTGCTAGTGCGTTGTTGGTGTCAAGCACAAAACTTACATATAATCCCTCAACCGGAACATTAACAGCTGTTGATTTAAATAGCACATCAGATAGTAAGTATAAAGAAAATATTGAACCTATCAATTCGGCAATATCGATACTAAATAATATCAATGGTGTTTCTTTTAATTGGAAAGAAACAGGAAATAAATCTTATGGTGTTATCGCTCAAGAATTGAAAGATATATTACCTGAGTTGGTTAAACAAGGTGAGCAAGGACTATCAGTTTCATATATTCCATTAATTGCAATATTGATTGAAGCTGTCAAAGAACAACAAAAACAAATAGAAGAATTAAAAAGCCGAGTTTAAAGGAAAACGAAGATGGCAATAAGAATATGTAATAATATCATACTACCTAATATTAATGGTGCTTCAGGGAATAATGTTTCCTTAGGCATAAATTCGGGATTAAACAATAACACAACTGGAATTAGTAATATTGCTATAGGTGCACAGTCATTACCATCGAATACTATTGGTTCATATAACTTTGCTGCAGGTCATAGCACACTCCGAAATAATACCACTGGCAACAATAACACAGCCATTGGATTTCAAGCACTCTGTAACAACATAACTGGTTGTAATAATACAGCCATTGGATTTCAAGCACTTAGGGAAAATAGAGGTAACAATAACTTCTCTAGTGGATTTCAAGCACTTAGCTTTAATACTACCGGTACCGGTAACTTCGCTAGTGGATTTCAAGCACTTTATGGCAACACCACTGGTAACCATAACTTTGCTGTAGGTGAAACTGCACTTCGAAGTAACACCACTGGAAGTAATAACTTTGCTAGTGGATTTCAAGCACTCTATGACAACACCACTGGTTCCAATAACTTTGCGGTTGGTTCTGCTGTAATGCGATTCAATATCACCGGAAGTAATAACACAGCCATTGGATGTAATGCACTTTATGGTAACACTGGAGGTTCAAATAACACAGCATTGGGTCGTTTTGCACTTCGAAGTAACACCACCGGAAGTAATAACACAGCCATTGGATGTAATGCACTTTATGGTAACACTGGAGGTTCAAATAACACAGCACTTGGTGGTTTTGCACTTCGAAGTAACACCACCGGAAGTAATAACACAGCCATTGGATGTAATGCACTTTATGGTAACACCACTGGAAGTGGTAACATAGGCATTGGATGTTTATCTGGTTGTGCAATCGTCACCGGTTCAGGTAACGTCATTCTCGGTTCTTATGGTGGCACCAGTGCACTTGCCTGTACGTTTGTGGTTCAAGCTGGTAATTGCCAACGATTAAAAATAGATGCTGGTGGTTTATGTGTCAACGGAGCATTATTGACTTCGAATCCGAGTTTAACACCAACTACCAATAATTTAGGTATTGGTACTGGTGCACTTCAAAATAACACCACTGGCGTAAATAACTTTGCAGTAGGCATCGATGCATTATTCTCTAATACCACCGGACAAAATAATTTCGCAGTAGGTTCTTGTGCTCTTCGATGTAACCAGTTCGGTTCATATAACACAGCCATTGGTTGCGCTGCACTTCAATGTAATACTCAAGGTTACTTTAATATAGCTATCGGAGCAAATGCTCTGTGTGGAAATTCTTTTGGTGGAAGTAATATAGCACTTGGAGTGGGCACACTAGCTGGAAACCAGTTCGGTTCACATAATATTGCAGCGGGCGAGTTTGCTCTTAATGGTAACACTTATGGTAATTTTAACACAGCTTTGGGATATTACAATCTCTATGGCAACACCATTGGTAACAATAACTTTGCTCAAGGTTATAACGCACTTCGATTTAACACCATTGGTTGCAATAACTTTGCTAGTGGCAATCGTGCACTCACTAGCAATACCACCGGCATCAATAACACAGCCATTGGATTCAATGCACTATGCTTAAACATTCGAGGTTCAAATAACTTCGCTGTAGGTTATGGTGCACTTCAAAATAACACCACCGGTAACAATAACATAGCCATTGGATGTTTATCTGGTTGTGCAATCGTCACCGGTTCAGGTAATGTCATTATTGGTTCTTATGGTGGTACTGGAGCACTTGCCTGTACGTTTGTTGTTCAAGCTGGTAATTGCCAACGATTAAAAATAGATGCTGGTGGTTTATGTGTCAACGGAGCATTAGTTGGTAGTGGTGGTCCAACTTTAAATTCTGTTAATTCATTAGGAATTGGTTGTAATGCACTTCAAAATAACACCACTGGTAACCATAACTTTGCGGTAGGTTGTTGTGCATTATTCTCTAATACCACCGGTTTCTCTAACGTATCGATAGGTTTTAATGCGCTTCGAAGTAACACGACTGGCTGGGGTAACTTTGCTCGAGGTGATAGAGCAATGGAATTCAACACCACTGGCACAAATAACACAGCTATAGGTGGCCAAGCGCTCCGATGTAATACCGGTGGTTCACATAATTTCGCAGCAGGTCTCTGTGCATTAATACGTAATACCACCGGTAACAATAACTTTGCTCAAGGTTATCAAGCATTGTATGGCAACACCACTGGTAACAATAACTTTGCGGTAGGTAATGGTGCAATGTTGCTCAATACCTTTGGCACAAATAACTTTGCTCAAGGTTATCAGGCACTTCGAAATAACACCACTGGAAGTCATAATATGGCCATTGGCCAAAACGCACTTTGCGCTAATACCACTGGTTGTCATAACCTCGCAATAGGTCAATTTGCACTCGCAAGCAATACCAATGGTCAACATAACGTAGCACTTGGTGGTTTTGCACTTCGATTTAACACCACTGGAAGTAATAACTTTGCTAGTGGAAGACAAGCTATGTGCGCTAATACCACTGGTAACGGTAATTTTGCTCAGGGTTATAGAGCACTCGAAGCTTCTACCGCAGGTAGCAATAACATTGCTATAGGCACCACTTCATTGTTTACCAACACTAACGGTAGTGATAATATAGCCCTTGGTCGAAGCACACTCAGTACCAATTCAAGTGGCCAATCGAACATTGCTATAGGTTATGGCAATCTGCGTATGAGCACAATAGGTAACATGAACATTGCTATAGGATGTAACACATCTCGATGCAATACTGTTGGCAGCTGTAATATAGCATTCGGACAATGTGCACTTCATATGAATATGACAGGCAACAACAATATCGCCGTGGGTAGAGAATCTATGATTGTTCTCACTTGTGGAAACAGCAATATTGCTTTGGGCCCATCTTCTCTTGCTGCTTCAACCACCGGAAGTAATAATATTGCAATAGGTGAAAGTGCTGGTTCTAATCTCATAACAGGTTGTAACAACATTTTTATAGGTACTGTTGCCCAAGCACCGACAGCAACATCCATAAACAGTATCACAATCGGTACGGCAACTTATACTTGTCAGAGAGCTCCCTCAGCAACTTGGACTGCATTGTCTGATTGTCGTGATAAAACTTGTGTTTCTCCAATTACGGCTGGTTTGGATTTCATTAAACAAGTTAAACCAGTTAAGTTTAACTGGCAAATTCGTGGCACGAATGAAACACATCCACGATGGATGATGCCAGATTCGGGTTTTTTAGCACAAGATTTGATTGAATTATTAAATAACTATTCTTCAAGTCAAGGTTATAATGCTAAGAAACATTTGAGAGTGGCTTCAGATGATATTTCAGAAGAATTCGTGGCAGACCCAGGTCGTTTGATACCAATTCTTGTTAAAGCGGTACAAGAATTATCATCAGCAAATGAAGCACTGGCCGAAAGAGTTTCTGATTTGGAGGCTAAACTAAATACACCATAAAATAAAAAATTATGGTGTATTATGAAACCTTCTGGTGGAACTGAGTTATTATATAACAATTTAATTAAGTATGTTGGACAAGATTGGTTGAAAGATATCAATCTTGTTATTTCTTCTTGTTATTCCGATTTAATAAGTCCAAAAAAACCGAATATTTTATGGCAACATCTGTCATATGACCAATGGAATATGAGGTTTATGAATGATATCAAATTCATAAACATGGTTGACCATTTCGTATATGTTTCGAATTGGCAATTGAATGAATATCAAAAAAGATTTCCTATTTCTCACTGCAACAATCGTGTAATTCGTAACGCAATTATACCGATTGAATTCAAAGAAAAACCCAAAAATAAAATAAAAATAATATACACTTCTATGCCCAATCGTGGCCTTGAAGTTTTATTGGATGCGTTTGAAATAATGAATCGTGATGATGTGGAACTTACTGTTTATTCTTCCACCATTATTTACGGTAAAAATTACCGTGATGATTCAGCTCAGGTATTATTCAATCGTGCCAAATGCATGAAAAATGTCAACTATAAAGGTTATGCCATGAATGCTGGTATACGAAAGGCCTTGCAAGAACACCACATTCTGGCTTATCCTAGTATATTTGAAGAAACATCATGTTTATCAGCCATAGAAGCTGGTGCTGCAGGTTGTAAAATTGTTACAACAAATTATGGTGCATTACCTGAAACCTGTTCCAATTGGGCTACATATGTAAATTACACAGTGGATAGAAAAGAACTTGCCGGCAATTATTCTAAAATTCTTAATGAATCTATTGACAATTACTGGAAAGAATGTTATAATTATAAAGAGCAAAGTAAATGGTTTAACAATACTTACTCTTGGGAAAATCGTGCAAAAGAATGGAAACAATTTTTAGGTGAAATATGCGTAAAGTAATGATTGCAACGCCATGTATGTATGGTGCACTTGATGTCTGGTATGTTAATTCTTTAGTTAACACCATTAAAATGGCTAAAGATAGAGAAGTGGAAATAATTCCAATTTGGATTAGCTTTGATGCTTTATTGCAGAGAGCTAGAAACGACCAAATTTTTACAGCATTACAAATGAATTGTGATGATATTGTTTGGATTGATTCTGATATAGAGTGGACTCCAGAATGGTTCTATCAACTTCTTGATTACCCCGTTGATGTTGTTGGTGGAACATACCGTAAAAAAGGAGACCTAGAGGAGTATGTTTATCGCCAAATAAAAAAAACTTCGCCAAATAAATTTGGCCTAGTTAAAGTTGATGGGTTAGGCACAGGTTTTGTCCGTATGAGTAAAAATGCTATGCAACATTTGTGGGAGGTTAGTAAACCATATATTGACCCGAAAGACAATCGAGAAAGAAGAATGATTTTTGATGTTGTCGTTGAAGATATTGATGGCGTTCCAAACATGATTAGTGAAGATATTCACGCATTTAAGAAATTGATTAACGGTGGATTTGATATTTGGTTGGATCCAAAAATGACTTGCAATCATACAGGACATTATAAATTTCAAGGTGATTTTAATTCTTGGTACATGAATAATTATTCGGAAAAAAAATTAACTTTACCAGCAATATTACCAAAAATTCCACGTAGACAATTATGAAAAATTTTATTATGTTATCGGGATTACCAAGGTCCGGATCCCAAGTGTTGACATCATTACTTAATCAACATCCAGAAATATACGCATCAACAACAAGTCCAGTGGTTGATTTGTTATCGATTGTGAATAGTAATTGGAAATATATATCGCAAGGTTCATTAGACCAACACCCCGAAAAAGAAAATAATATTATCGGAGGTATGATTGATGGAGCTTACAAACATATAGAGAAACCTGTAATTGTAGACAAGAATAGGTTATGGCCAAGATATAGTAAAGTTATGTTAAATGTTTTAGGAAAAAAACCTAAAATTATTTGCACAGTTAGGCCGATACCTGAAATACTATCTTCCTATATCTTATTGGTCAGGAAAAATAGTCATAAAATTACTTTTATTGACCAAGAATTGATTGATATGAAATTGCCTATCAATGATAAAAATCGCTGCCGAATATTGTGGGAAAAATTTATCAATCATCCATACATGAGTTTGAGAATTGGATTCAATTCTAGTGATGTTGAATTGTGTGTCGTTTCTTATGATGAAATTGTTAAACATAGCCAACAAACTATGAATAAAATATGCGAGTTTATTCAAATAGATACACATACCGTCAATATAAATTCACTACAAAGAATGGATGAAAACGATTCATATTATGGTGGTTTAGAAGGTTTACATGAAGTTAGAAGTGAGATGAAACGTGTTAGTCCTCCTCCAGAAGAAGTGATAGGACAAGAATTAACGCAACTATATACTAATATGAAATTAGATTTTTGGAATAGAACATGAAAGTATTGATTACAGGTGGTGCGGGCTTTATTGCACACCACGTTATTGAAAATATTATTAGAACTACCGATTGGCAAATAATTTGCCTTGATAGATTAGACCTATCAGGTAATCTAAATCGTCTTGCAGACGTAATGGAACAATTCACTAAAGAGGATAAAGCTCGTGTTAAAATTGTTTTTCACGACCTCAAAGCAGAATTGAATCCAATGATACAAGAAAATATCGGTCAAATAGATATGATTCTACATCTTGCCGCAGGCAGTCATGTGGACCGCAGTATCATTTATCCGATGGAATTCGTAATGGATAATGTTGTAGGTACGGTTAATCTATTGCAATTTGCCAGAACTCAAATTAATTTGAAAAAATTTGTTTACTTCTCAACAGATGAAGTATTTGGTTCTGCACCAAAAGGTGTATCATTCAAAGAGTGGGACAGATACAATTCTACCAATCCATACTCAGCAAGTAAAGCTGCCGGTGAAGAAATGTGTGTTGCATTTGAAAATACCTATGGTTTGCCAATCATAGTAACACACACAATGAATGTTTTTGGTGAACGTCAACATCCAGAGAAATTTATTCCTTTGTGTATTAAAAAAATTCGTGATGGTGAAACGGTAATGATTCATGCCAATGAAGATAAGACAGAGGCTGGAACAAGACATTATATTCATGCTAAAGATGTGGCTGAAGGTCTCAGATTTATTCTTGATGTTGATACTTCAAAGTTACCACGTGATTTTGGAGGCGGTAAATGTCCTAAATTCAACTTAGTTGGACCGGAAGAGGTTGATAACCTTTCATTAGCAAAAATGATTGCTGATGTTCAAGGTAGAGAATTGAAATATGAAATGGTTGATTTTCACAATACACGGCCAGGCCATGATTTACGTTACGCTATGAGTGGTGAATTACTTAAATCTTTAGGTTGGGAACCAAAAATTAAATTTAGTGAACGGATTAAAGAAGTTGTTGAATGGACACTTTCTAATGATAGGTGGTTACATAAATAAAAATATTGAATTATATATATGAGAGGTTATGAATGAAAAAAATATTTTGGATTGATGGTGGTGCTGGGCGTGCTGTTGCAGCTATTCCGGCTCTAATTAAATATTCTAGATTACACCCCAATGAAGATTGGGCAGTTTTAGTGGCAGGTTGGGATTTCCTATATTGGGGTATTCCAGAACTTCAAGACAAAGCATATGGTATTGATACTAAAGGTATCTTTGATAATGTGGTTAAAGATGCGGACCAAATTATTACTCCAGAACCATATCGCAATCCCGCTTATTTTCGTCAAGAGATTTCTTTAGTTGAAGCATTTGATAGAGAAATCAACAATACCTTCGACCATAGTGATTTAGGTCCTCCTGTAATGGTCTATAATACAGCAGAAATGTTGGTGGCCAAAAATACTATCGAAGATTTAAAAAATCAACAACGCAAACAAAAGACTGTAGTATTTCAACCGTTTGGCCGTGGAGCTAAAATTGACCGTCAAGGTGTATTTGATGAAGAATCTCGTAGTATTAGCCAAAAAGATTACCTATATTTGGTTAAAAAGATTTCTTCTCGTTACAACACCATATTCTTTGGTGAACCTGATTTTCAATTAAAACAAGATACGTTTGCACAAAAATATACTTGCGATTTACGACAATGGGGTGCTTTAATTGCTGAAGCTGATTATTTTATTGGTGTTGATTCGGTAGGACAACATCTAGCTCGAGCAATTGGCACACCAGGTACAGTCTTATTTGGTTCAACATTCCCAAAGAATACTTCTTATCCTGATTTTTTTCAAATCGTTGAGAAACCTGGAATCAAAAAATACGCACCAATTCGAATTGCAGGTTTAGATTCTATGTTATCCAATCGTTTGAATGAAAACACTATTGCTTATACACAAAAAGAATTAGATGATATTTTTACACAAATTGTTAATGATATTGAGAAGAAAGTTAAATGATGAGTTATAATATTTTGGCGATTAATCCTGGACACAATGGATCTTGTGCTTTAGTTATTGATGGTGAAGTTGTATTTTATTCCGAAGAGGAAAGATTTTCTCGTTTAAAACATGATGGTAATCCATTCAAAACAATGATTACTGTTTTACTGAATAATCGTATTGACGAATTGATTATTGGTGGAACAAATTCAGAACTACCACATTTACCTTGGACTGGTGAGGATCCTTATTCAGCTTTAGTAAGGAAGTTTAATCCACAAGTTAAAATTATCAATTTAGGACATCTACATCACTTGGGTCATGCAGCTTCAACATTCTATGGTTCGGGTTTTGAAACTGCTGTGGCAATTATTGTTGATGGTGCAGGTTCATATAATCGAGAACAAGTAAATGAACAATTTGCAACAGGTGGATTTGAAACAGAATCAATCTATCACTGTTCTTATCCACATGAATTTAATGCTGTTTATAAGAGATACTCGGATGGGCATAGTCCATATTATGATAATGGCATTCAAGAATTTGATAATACGGTTACTATCACAAAAGCTTACGAAGCAGTAACTCAGTATCTTGGTTTTGGTTTCATTGAGGCAGGTAAAACTATGGGCCTTGCACCTTATGGTCAAGAAGATGAAAACATTCCTTCATTTTTTGTTGATGGTAAAGGAAATAAGAATATGTTGATACCAAATTATCCAGCAGGCGCTTTCATCGACCAAAATCGTTTTCCATATTTGAAACAGTTTAATGACCCAAAATCTTGGCATGATGATTTTTCACAAATTTCTTCTGTTGAAAAGAACTTAGCTTATCACATTCAGAAAGAATCCGAAAAACAAATGTTTGATTTAATTCAAAAAGCTATAGATATTACAGGAGAAACCAATGTAGTTATATCTGGAGGTTATGGATTAAATTGTGTTGCCAACTATAAATTTATCAAACAATTTCCAAACATTAATTTTTACATCGACCCAATTTCTCATGATGGAGGTACAGCTATTGGTTTAGCTAGATACGCCTGGTATGTTCACTCACAGGATATTCAAACTAAACCATTAACAACATTATATTTAAGTAGACAACCAGATTATAGTGAGTTGGAAATCATCAAACAACAAGTGCCAAATATTCAAGTAAAAGATACTACACCGGAAAAAATTGCTGATTTAATCATTGATGGAGAAATTGTTTGTTTGTTTCAGGGTGCAGCTGAAGGTGGTCCAAGAGCTCTTGGTAATCGTTCTATATTATTTGACCCAAGAAATCCTAACGGAAAAGATATTGTCAATTTAGTTAAAAAACGTGAATGGTTTAGACCTTTCGCTGGTTCTGTAATGGAAGAACACGCACACGATTGGTTCGAAATGGAATCATTAACATCCTCACCATTTATGATGTATGCAGTTGATGTTAAAACAGATAAGATTGATAAGATTCCAGCTGTAACGCATATTGATAATACTTGCCGTATTCAAACAGTTAACCGTGAACAGAATCAACATTACTACGATTTAATTGAAGCTTTCTATAAGAAAACGGATACTCCAGTAATATTCAATACTAGTTATAATCTTGCTGGTGAACCTTTAGTTGAAACATTATTTGATGCAATATCAACATTATTTAATTCTGAAATGAAATATTTGTATTTACCTGAAATTGGTAAATTAATTATGAAAGAGTGATATGAAAAAGTACCATTTTATATCCGGCCTACCAAGGTCGGGTTCTACTTTATTGAGCTCAATACTTAAACAAAACCCAAGATTTACTGCATCTATCAGTGATCCATTAGAAAGTTATGTAGGTTCAATTCTAACTCAAACACAGTCAGGAGTTGGCATGGAATCTATGGTAAGTATTGATAAAAGAAGAACAATTATTCAAGGTTTATTCGATTCATTCTATAAAGATGATACTGAAGTTTGTTTTAATACAAATCGTGGGTGGTCTGCGGATACCGCATTATTGGCAGATGTATTTCCTAATTTTAAAATGATTGTGTGTTTAAGAGATATTCCATGGATATTAGATTCATTTGAACAACTCAACGCTAAAAATCCATACACAATTAAAGCCTTATATAATCACCAATCAGGTTTAACGGTATATGAAAGAACACATATGCTCATGGGTAATATACCAAATATGGCTGGATATGTTTCAGGTCCACTGTATATGCTCAAACAATCTATGTTTTCAAACGAAAAAAACCATATTCTTTTTGTTGAATATGATTCAATGGTGAAAAATCCTTTAAATACCATGAAACAAATTTATCAATTTTTAGGTGAAGAGTGGTATGAACATGATTTTAATAATGTTGAAGATTCATATGATGAGTTTGATGAACAAGTCAAAATTAAGGGTCTACATACAATTAGAAAAAAAGTAGAATATAAACAAAGACAATCTATTCTTCCAGGTGATTTGTGGGCACAATATGGTGAATATACTTTTTGGAACAATTCACAGTTTGAACAAGTTAAGAAAACGTTAAATTGGGTAAATAATGCGCCGATTATAAAACACTCGCCACACACATTTAATCAACCTTCAAACTTCAATAGACAATTATAAAATGGTAAGAGGAACATTATACGGTATGGTCACAATGAAAGTTTCAAATGACTGTACCGATTTAGCTGTCAAGTCTTTTCTTAAGCATACAACGCTAAAGGAAAAAGATAAATTCGTAATGATTGACAATGACGGAGATTGGTATCATAACTGGAACAATAATCAAATTAATTCTTGTGACATTATCATAAATGAATCATTGCAAAATACTTCCAAAAATATAAATCAACTTATATTATTAGCTAAAAAAAACGAACAGAATTTGGTGTTTATTAGTAACGATGTTATTTTTACACCAAGATGGCAAGAGAGAATTGTGGTGAATGATAACACAATTTCAATACCCTCATGTAACCAGACACACAATTATGGATTTCCGGATTCAATGAGTGTTGTTGATTTTGGTAGTAAGTATGGTATTTTAAATACCATATCTCATAAACATTTCGTAACAAATAAATCTCCATTTGAACGCCTAATTATGCCCATTTATGTGTGTAGAATACCTTACGATGTTTTTAACAAAGTAGGTTTATTGGATGAATCATTCAATGTAGGTGGTGAAGATGTAGATTACCGAATTCGTTTATTGAAAGAGGGTTTTGATATTAAATATTGTTCAGCCTTCTTGTTACATCTCAATGGAAAATCGTCCTGGAATGGTGCAGAATCATTCCAACAGACAGAAGAGCGTGATAAAAAATACATCGACAGATTCAAAGAAAAATGGGGTGAAGATTTGGCAAACCTGTGTATAATTAAAGGTAACCCAATGGCAACTATCGATAAGTATAATCTACAATCATTATTACAAGAACAGAGATTTAATGATATGATATTAGAGGTATTGAACCGTGAATGATATTAGAACAATATTTTATAACTTAGAAAAAGTATCGGATAAATGGGATACATATTTTGATGTGTATGAGAAACATTTATCAAGATTTAGAGGTAAATCGCCTACAATTTTAGAAATTGGTGTTCAACGTGGGGGTTCAATTGAAATGTGGCAAAAATATTTAGGTAAAGGCACCAAAGTTATTGGTATTGATATTTTACCCGAGTGCCAATCATTACAGTATGATGGTGATGTTGATATTATTATTGGTGACCAATCCAGTGAAAGTTTTTGGGATGATGTTCTAAGTAAGTATGGTGAATTTGATATTGTCATAGATGACGGCGGCCACACAATGATGCAACAAATTGTTACTATCAATAGAGTATTTCCTAAAGTTAGAGATGGTGGTGTTTTTATCTGTGAAGATACTCATACCAGTTATTGGCCGGATTGGGGTGGACAATTTAATAAGAAAGGTACATTTTTGGATTATGCCAAAGAATTAACCGACTATATAAATAAAGAACATATACAAAAAGGATTTATATCCAAAAAGAAAATAGATATATTTGAAGATAAATTAAATAGTATATCATTTTATAATAGTGCAGTAGTATTTGAGAAACAAACAGTGAAACCATTTAAAAGGGTCTTTAGTTATGATGGAGTGCCAAACGATTGATAGTTGTATTGCTTGTGGTAGTCAAGATTTAGAATCCGTATTCGATTTAGGAAATCAACCATTAGCCAATTCCTACAAAAACAATGCAGATGATAATGAATTAATGTTTCCTTTGGGTATTAATTCATGTAAACATTGCAGTCATGTTCAATTAACTCACCTAGTTAATCCAAATTTATTATTTACCGATTACGCCTATATGTCTGGAGTTACTAAGACACAATTGGACTTTTTTAAATGGTTTTCAGATTTATCAAAAAAATATGTTAATGCTAAATCGACATTAGATATTGGTTGTAATGATGGTAGTATGTTAAATTTTTTCAAAGAAATGGGATTGGAAACATGGGGTGTGGATCCTGCACAAAATTTATTTCCGTTATCGTCTAAAAACCACCATATAATTTGTGATTTCTTTGAAAGTCATTTGGTTAATAGAAAATTTGATTTAATTACGGTAATGAATGCTTTTGCACATAATTATAATCAATTAAATCTATTGAATAATATTTCAGATTGTTTGGAAGATAATGGTATTTTAATGGTAACTACGTCGCAGGCCGATATGTTATTAAATGGTGAATTTGATACAATCTATCACGAACATCTTTCATTCTATAATATTAAATCTATGAATGAACTGTGCAAAAGAGCAAATTTAAATCTAATAGATGTTATTAGACATCCAATTCATGGTAGTAGTTATATTTTTATTATTTCTAAAACCAAAACAAATCAACAACATTTACAAAATTTAATGTTGATTGAAGAAGAAAAAGGTTTATATGGAAAAGAAATATTGAATAATTTTAAAAATACTGCCACAGAAACAATAAAAAAAGTAAAAGAATTTTTTAAAGAATGTGAAAGTAATGAAATACCTATTATTGGTTATGGTGCGCCAGCAAAAAGTTCTACATTTTTAAATTGTGCAGGAGTTAAACCTTTGTTTATCGTGGAAGATACTCCATTGAAACAAAATAAATATACTCCAGGACTATCAATACTAATGAAAAATCAAAACGAATCTTTCGAATTAATGAAAAAATACGAAAAAGTTTGTTTTATAATTTTAGCTTGGAACTTTTATCCTGAAATAAAAAGAAAAATTTTACAACATCGTCCTAACGGTAAAGATTTGTTTTTTAAATATTTTCCAAAGGTTGAAGTAGAGTGATAAACGGTAATACAAACAATTAAATTTTTAAAAAGGAAATTAATTATGACACAAGAAACACAAACACAACAAGTTAAAGAACAACAACCAATTTCTGTTAATTTAAATCTAACATTAGAGCAAATTAATTTTGTAATGGGTGCACTAGGTAAATTACCTACTGAAACTGGTGCATGGATCGTTCTTCAAGTGATTCGCTCACAAGCTCAAACTCAGATTGAGTCTTTGCATCCACAAGAAGAAGTAACAGAAGAAACACCATCAATTCAATAAAAATAGAAATTAATATTATGAATAAAATTTTAATTATGGGTCTTCCTGGTTCTGGAAAAACTTATTTTGCTGAAAAACTTAAAATTTATTTACAAAACAGTTTTACAGAATTTAATTTAGACACAATTAACCTATCATTTAAATTGTGTGAAAGAATTAATGCAGATGAAGTAAGAGCCAAGTTTAATGATTGGGACTTTTCGGAACAAGGAAGAATTAGACAATCTCTACGAATGAAGGAATTGGCAGACGAATCAACAGCCGAATATGTTATTGTTGATTTTGTTGCACCATTACCCGAAATGCGTCACAATTTTAAAGCAGATTGGGTTATTTGGATAGACACAATTGAAAAAGGTCGTTTTGAAGATACCAACAAAATGTTTGTACCTCCTGAAGTTTATGACTTTAGAATTACGGAACAAAATGCAGAATTTTGGGCACAATTTGTTGGAGAAAAAATTAGAAACAATGTTCGTAGACCGGTATTTGATTGGAAAAAAGAAACGGTTCAGATGTTGGGTCGTTGGCAACCATGGCACAAAGGTCATCGTGCCTTATTTGAGAGAGCTCTAGCTAAGACAGGACAAGTTGTAATTCAAATTAGAGATTGTCAAGGATGGAACGGTTCTAATCCATTTGCCATCAATCAAGTAAAAGATTATATTCGTAGAGATTTGGATCCTCTCTATCAAGGTCAATACGAAATTCAAGTGGTACCGAACATTGTAAACATTACTTATGGTCGTGATGTTGGATATAAAATTGAACAAGAAGTTTTCAATGATGAAATTCACTCAATATCTGCCACAAAAATTCGTAAAAAAATGGGCATAGAGTGAACAAGTATCACATTAGGTTCAACACTAAACATAATGGTTCATCTTTAGTTTGGCGAATTTTTGAGAATGGTAAAGAACACCTTGCATCCGATGTTCGCATTTTAGGAGAAACATTTACGGAGTGTACCTATGAACACAACGAAACCAAATGGAACATCGCTTGTTTTGGTAGAATTGTTTGGGTAGATACTGTGGCTGTAATAGTCACAGGTAAAGACTAACAATTTAAATGGAGTAGGAAAGCATAAATAGGTAACTAACTATGGGTAAAAATTATGGCCAAACCTACAACCAGAGCACAATTTAAAGACTACTGTTTACGCAGATTAGGACATCCAGTAATTCAAATCAATTTGGATGATGACCAAATTGATGACCGAATTGATGATGCTTTGAGTTTTTTCAATGATTTCCATTTTGATGGTACTGAAAAACTCTTTATGAAACACCGATTTACAAAAGAAGATATTGACCGTAAATGGATTTATTGTCCAGATGCGGTTACATTTGTGACCGGTGTTTTTCCATTTGATGATTCCAATTCTTCAATCAATATGTTTGATTTAAGATATCAGTTAAGATTGCATGATTTGTATGACTTTACATCTGTAAGTTATGTGTCATATGAAATTACTATGCAACACATTCGCACATTAAATCTATTATTTTCCGGCACACCTCAATTCAGATTCAATCGTAAACAAAATAAAGTATTTTTGGATATTGATTGGCAGAGAGATGCAATAGAAGGCAAATACGTTATCATTGAATGTTACAGAAAGTTAGAGCCTGATTCTGTAACGATTACAGGTACAGTTAGTGGCACCGTTTCATCAAACGCAGTTGCAGGTTTTGGTACAACATTTGACCAAGATTTGGTTGAAAATGATATGATTGTTTTAGGAACAGGTGAAACAGTTCAAGTTAATCGTATCATATCACCAACATCATTGACACTCACAAATAATCTAACATCAACTATTGCAAATACAACAATTACCAAACCTGGAGTTTCTGATGTTTGGGATGACCGTATGTTGAAAAAGTATGCCACTGCTTTATTGAAAAAACAATGGGGTGAAAATCTTAAAAAGTTTGGTGGTATTCAAATGCCAGGTGGTGTTACATTAAACGGTAAAGAAATTTGGGATGAGGCCGTAGAAGAACTTGGTAAAATAGAAGAAGATTTATTCAACTACAATAGTTTGCCTAGTGAAATCTTTACTGGATAATAATGCCTACCAATTTTTATTTTAATAATTTTCCACAAAACCAAATCACATCTGAACAACTTTTAGTTGAAGATTTGGTTATTGAAGCCATGCAAATTCACGGCATGGATGTTTTCTATCTAAAGAGAACCAGTCGTGATGTTGAAGATGGACTATATGGTGAAGATACTCTAAAAGAATACCGTTACGCATATCCAATTGAAATGTATATGGAGAATGTAACTGGCATGGATGGTGAAGGTGATTTTATTTCTAAATTTGGTTTAGAAATTAGAGATGAACTTACAATGCTTATTTCACGTAGACGTTTTGCGGCAACAGTTCAGTTAAGTAGACCTAGAGAAGGTGACTTAGTTTATATTCCTCTGATTCAAAATTTCTTTGAAATTACTTTTGTAGAACACGAAAACGACCAAGCAATGTTTCATACATTAGGTCGTGGTCGTGGAGGCAATGTTTATGTTTATGCTTTGAAAATGAAACAATTTGTATTCTCCGAAGAAATTATTGACACCGGTGTTGTTGAAGTCGACCAACAAGCTAATGAACACTATAAGAGAACACGTTTGAGTGTTGCCAATAACTTCTCTGGAGGTTCAGGTTCATTTATTCCAGGCGAAGTTGTCTATCAAGGTTCTTCATTGGCACTTGCTAACGCTAAGGCTATTGTATACTCCTATGAAGCCGATTCTGTATTAAATGTTATTCGTGTTCAAGGAACATTTGCAAATGGTGTATTTGTTTTAGGTAATACCAGTGGTGCAAATCGTGCCGCAATTTATGCCGATACAGACTATCAAGTTAATGAAAATATATTTGAAGATGATGCTGACAATGTTATTATTCAAAATGAAGCTGATGGCATTATTGACTTTACAGAATCTAACCCATTTGGTGAACCATAATGCTAGGTAATTCACACTTTTACAATAGAACAATCAGAAAAGTTGTAGTGGCTTTTGGTACACTATTTAATGATTTGGTGTTGGTTCGTTACAATAGAGCAGGCACAGTAGAATTTGAAAGAACAAGAGTTCCACTATCTTACGGTGCAAAAGAAAAATACATCACACGACTAACACAGGATCCAGATTTAATTAAATCTATCGCAACATCATTACCTAGAATGAGTTTTGATTTGACTGGATTGGAGTATGATGTTTCTCGTAAACAACAATCTTTAGTTAGAAATTTTGGTTATAATAATGCAACAGGAACAATCAACACACAATTTGCTCCTATTCCTTATAACTTTAATTTTACTTTATCTCTCTATGTAAGAAATCAAGAAGATGGTACACAGTTGTTGGAACAAATTCTTCCGTTCTTTACACCAGATTTTACAGTAACTGTTGATTTGATTCCAAGCATGGACCAAAAATATGATATGCCAATCATATTGAATAATGTTTCACCTGAAATTGATTATGAAGGTGATATGTTATCTACTCGTATGATTATTTGGACATTAGATTTTACAGTCAAAGGTTATATTTTTCCGCCAGTCAATACTAGTGGTAAAATTATTAAACAAGCCAACACAAACATATACATTGATTCACAATCTCGTCTATCACAAAAAGTATATGTTGACTCAGCAAACGGCAATGGTGTATTCACCACAGGTGAAACAATCAGAGTTGCAAAACGAAATGTTACTGGTCAAGTTACTTACTTTGCTAACAATGCAACAGGCACATTAATCGTTGAAGAGCTATCCGATTTATTGCAAGAAGATGATATTGTAGTTGGTGATTTTTCTAATGCAATATATACCATAGATATGGTGGATTTAACACCGTTAAAAACAGTTGAAATTATAGTTAAACCGGATCCTGTTACGGCAAATGCCAATGACGATTACGGATATACAACAACAATAAGCGAGTGGCCTGATACCTTATAATGAAAAAAATGAATGATAATCTCTCTGAGATTTTTGATGTAGAACCGATGAAATTAGTAGAAGCACCAAAATCAGAAATAGTTCCTGTAGATGAAAAGAAATCTACGGTAACTAATGATTTTGAAGAGGCAAGAAAAAACACCAAGTCATTAATACAAAAAGCTGATACTGCTTTAGATAATCTATTAATGGTTGCCAACCAATCAGAACATCCAAGAGCATATGAAGTTGCAGCCAATTTAATTAAAACATTAGGTGACTTAAATAAAGATTTATTGGAGTTACAGAAACGCAAAATGGATTTAACAGGTGAAAACAAAAATACTGGTAAAACTGTTATCGATAAAGCCGTTTTTGTTGGTAACACTTCAGAACTATTAAAAATGATTAAGGAAAAAAAGTAAATGGAACAACTCATTCAACAAATGAAAGTTATTTTAGGTACAAACTTTGGTTTGTATTTTAAGGCACACACATTCCATTGGAATGTTGAAGGTGCTGACTTTGCACAATATCATGAATTTTTAGGTGATTTCTATCAATCTGTGTTTGATAATACAGATACTATTGCCGAAAAAATTCGTATGTTGGGTTCATATGCACCAACAACACTACCTAGAATGTTAGAATTATCTGACATTGAAGATACAGAAACTATTTCATCAGCACTTGTTATGTTGAATCAATTGAAACAAGATAATGACCGTTTCATTGTTCATCTTCGTGCAGGTATTGTGGCAGCTGATAGTGCAAATGAACCAGCGATTGGTAACTATTTGCAAGACTTGTTAGACCAACACCAAAAACACGCATGGATGCTTCGTAGTATTACCAAGTAAATATAATGAGTGATTATGGTTATTTGGGTAACCCGCACTTAAAGAAGGCAGGTGTTGAGTTACATTATACTGAAGAACAAATTGTTGAAATTGCAAAGTGTTCGGAAGACCCAATTTATTTTATTGACAATTATTGTATGATTGTTACACTTGACCACGGTATACAACCGTTCAAGTTATA